TGAGCAGGTACTGGTCTGGGGCGGCCGGGACGCGCAGTTCGGCCTGACATGGGACGACACCAAGACCACCCGTGCCGGCAAGGCCAACTCAGCTCACTATGTGTGCGAGAGCTGTCATGACCACTTCCATTACGCCGACCTCTATGAAATGGAGCAGGCTGGCCGCTGGATGGGCGAGGATGGCACATGGACGCGCACCGGCGAGGACGATGACTGGTACACCGCAGAAGGTGAGCGGATCCCCTGCCCTGAATCGGTAGGCATGCATGTCTGGGCCGCCTATTCCCTCAACCTCGATGGGTGGGGCGAGCTGGTGATGGATTGGCTCAAAGCAGAGGGGAAACCTCTCGATGAGAAGACCTTCATCAACACCACACTCGGCGAGCTGTACGAGGAGGAGATCGGGGAACCGACAGAGCATTCCATCCTGCTGGATAGGCGCGAGGCATATGTTGCCGAGGTGCCGGATGAGGTGGTGTATATCACCCTCGGTGGCGACAGCCAGCGTGACCGCTACGAATACCGCATGTGGGGATGGACAGCTGATGAGCAGTCATACCTGATCGACAAGCTTGTGGTGATGGGTCGCTATGACGACCCCGACACCCTGCAGCGGGCCGAGAAGGCGCTCAGGGTCACCTACCGAAAGGAAGATGGCACCCAGATGACCTGGCAGCGCGGCTGCTGGGATACGGGCGGCATTGATGCCATGTACGTTAATAACATGTCCAAGCGGTTCGGCATCTTCAAACTGATCCCCATCAAGGGGGCCAACGTTTACGGCAAGCCCATTGCCAACTTTCCCGCCGAGAAAAACCGGGTCGGTGTCTATCACACCGAAGTCGGATCTGACACGGCGAAAGAACTGATCTACAGCCGCTACCATGTCGATCTTGGCAAGCCAGGCAGCGTCCACCTGCCCCTCGGCCCACTGCCCAGTGGCGAGATGTGTGACGAAGCCGAATGCCAGCAGATGACGGCAGAGGTCAAGGTGCTGGAGATTGTGGCCGGCAAGACCCGGATCCGCTGGCGTGCGAAAGGTCGAAACGAAGGCACTGACTGCTATGCCTACGCACTGGCCGCGCTGCGGATCAGCCAAGTGCGCTGGGGCTTGAAGCTGGCCAACTTGGCCAGACAGCCTGAAACGACCGAAAAACAGGCCACCCCCTCCATGGAGGAGTTGGCCAAGAAGCTGAATGGATAGTGGGGCCAGTGGCCCCACTTTGTTTTTGGGGATCCCGATGACCGATGAACAACGCCTGGCTGAGGCCAATGACGCCTTGCATCAACTGATGATGGGCAAGAGTGCCGTCGAGATTGGGCATAGCACTCGTAAGGTGGTGTTCTCGCAGAGGAGCATCACCGACTTGAAGAAATACATCGGCGAGCTGGAGGTCTTGTGTGGCCGCAGCCACCGCCGCGGCCCGGGGAGAATCGGATTATGAACGAAATCCTCTCGGCTGATGGGGTCACCCCGCTGCGCTCGCAGGCATCCTATTCGGCGGGGGGTCGTGGTTTCGGTGGCCAAATGGCGGACTGGAACCCCAGGCAACAGGGCCAGGATGCGGCTCTGCTGCCGGTGCTCAGCAAGGCCAACGCCAGGGCGGACGACCTCGTTCGCAACCACGCGACGGCCAGCAATGCGATCCAGCTCCATCAAGACCAGATCGTCGGCCATCTGTTCCGACTCAGTTACAAGCCCATGTGGCGCACCCTCGGCATGAGTGAGGAGGACTCCCGGGCATTTGCCAGGGATGTGCAAGACGCTTGGTTTGAATATGCCGAAGACCCGCATGGCTGCATCGACGTGGAGGGGCATCGCACCTTTACCGAAATGATCCGGGAGGTGGTCGCCGTTCACGCCGGTCAGGGCGAGGGCATGATCCAGCCGGTCTGGCGAGACAGCGACGCGGGCCACCTGTTCAAGACCCAGTTCGCGCTGGTCTCACCGCGCAGCGTCAGCAACCCGAACCGCCGCCGTGACACCAACGATCTGCGTGGAGGTGTCGCCCTCGATGCTCACGGCCGCGCAGTCGGCTATTGGGTTGAGGAGGAAAGCTACCCGATCGGCAAGTCAACGTGGCGGTTCATTCCCCGCGAGCTGGCAAATAACCGGCTGGCTTTTATCCATATCTTCGAAAAAAAGGATGCCAGGCAGACCCGAGGTGCCAACGTGTTCATGCAGTCTATCGAGCGGCTGCAGATGCTCAACACCTTGCAGTCCACTTGGCTGCAAAACGCCGTGGTGGGGGCCATGTATGCCGCGACCATCGAAAGCGAGCTCGGCACCGAGGCGGCGATGGAGTTTATCGCCGGCGGCGACACGGATCCGCTGAAGGCGTGGATAGGCGAGTATGCCGGCTACTACTCCGGATCCCAGGTGAAGATGAACGGGGTCAAGATCCCCCACCTCTTCCCTGGCGACAAGTTGAACCTGCAGCGCCCTGGCAATGCCGATAACGGCATGAGCCAGCTGGAGGAGTCAATCCTGCGCTATGTGGCGGCCGGTACCAACACCGAATACAGCGCTTTGTCGCGGGACTACAGCAAGGGGGCATACAGCGCCCTGCGGGCCAGCTCCAACGATAACTGGCGCCACATCATGGGGAGGCGCAAGTTCATCGCGGGCAAGGCCGCCAGCCTGATGTTTGGCTGCTGGCTGGAGGAGGCTATCGTGCGCCGGGTAGTGACCCTGCCGCGCAAGGCCAGTCGGGACTTTTACTCAGCCCGCCATGCCTGGTGCTGCTCTGAGTGGATCGGCATGGGCCGCATGGCCATCGACGGACTGAAGGAGGCCAAAGAGGCGATTCTGCTGATTGAGGGTGGGCTCTCTACCTACGAACGCGAGCTGGCCAAGCTGGGTGAGGATTACGAAGAGGTCTTTGCCCAGCAGTACCGAGAGGCCCTGGAGCGGAAAGAGAAGAACTTGCCGCCGCCATCATGGGTCAAGACGGTCTCGCTCGCGCCAGACGAGCAACAGGGGAACAGCAATGAAAAATAACCTGCCGGGGCTCATGTCCCGGCTTTTTAATACCCCCTTGATGATCCGGCCGACTGAGGCCCAGATGATCATCACGGCGGTATCTGAGCAGATGGGGGTCGGCAGCGTGCTTGATACCTCCTCGGGCAAATTGATCGACCTGAGTGGACAGGTTGAACAGACAGCTTTCTACCCCTCTGAAAGTGGCGAGAGGGTGAGAAGTTATGCCTTGGTTGATGGAATCGCTGTGCTGCCGATCTCTGGCACTTTGGCTCACAAGTGGGGAGGGCTGCAGCCCAACTGTGGCGCTACCGGATATGACGGGATCCAGGCCCGCCTGCAGCAGGCGCTGGCAGACCCGGACGTGCGCGGGATCATGCTGGATGTGGACACCCCGGGTGGTGAGGTGGCCGGTGCCTTTGACTGTACCGACATCATCGCCCGAGCGAACCAGATCAAACCGGTCTGGTCGCTCGGCTATGACATGCACTGCAGCGCTGGCCAGCTGCTGGTCTCTGGTGCTGGCCGCCGCCTTATCACTCAGACCGGCATCGCGGGATCCATCGGCGTGGTTATCGCGCACATGGATGTCAGCGAGCTGATGAAGCAGACCGGACGTAAGGTCACGCTGATCCATGCCGGCGCGAGCAAAGTTGAAGGCAACCCCTATGAGGCGTTGCCAGACAGCGTCCGCACCAAGCTGGAGGCCAGCGTCAAGGCCACCCGCCAGCGTTTTGCTGAAACGGTGTCAACTCACACCGGGCTGTCAGTAGACAGGATCCTGGCTCAAGAGGCGGACATCTTTGAAGGCCAGGAGGCTATCGCGCAGGGCTTGGCCGACGAACTGGTGAACGGCGCCGATGCGGTGGCCATCATGGCTGAGCACCTATCCCACAAACCTACCTTTGCAACAGGAAGAAACATGAGTGTGACGAAAGAAAACAAGGGAGCCGAGACCCTGACCACAGGTAAAGAGGCCAGCACCCTTCCTGCCGGAGGGGAGCAGCTGAACGTGGTCGAGAACCAACAGGATCAGCAGCACCTCGCCTCGGCAGAGCGTGAGCGGATCATGGGCATCATCAACCTCGGTGAGGCCAAGGGCCGCGAAGATACAGCGAAGGCGCTGGCGGGAAACCCTGCGATGAGCATCGAAGCCGCCAAGGCCGTGCTGGCCACCATCCCGGTGACGGCCCAGGCCGCGAGCGAAACCGCGCTGGACCAGCTGATGAATGGCTCACCGGAAGCGGTCAAGACCAGTGACAAAACCGACAAAACCGACCGCAGCGCCCGCCTGATCCGCCCGGGAAAATAAGGAATAAGCAATGGCAGAAGAACTGAAATACCAGCCCGTTTCGGCAGGGTCCGAAGCGTTGAAGACCACGACCGGTCATATCGCCGCCGCGCAGGGTCAGCTTGCGGCTCGTACCCCACTGATGCTGGGGACCGCCGCCAGCGCAGGAAAGCTGGTCAAATGGGATGGCACTCCCGGCACAGCAGTGGCCATGACGGTTGCTGCTGTAGACGCAACCAATGCGCTCGTCACGCCGGTATACAAGGCTGGCTGCGTGAATGAAGCCATGGTGGCTTGGCCTGTCGCTGTCATCACCATTGAAGCCAAGCGCGCTGGCTTCCTTGGTTCCCCGATCTCCATTGAGGAAGTGAAATAATGGCCTTCGATATCTACACCCCGGCAGAACTGATGAAAGCCCGTGAGGCGAACCTCAAATTCACTCAGCTCTTCCTGAAAATGTTTTTCCCGAACGTCATGACGTTCCCCTCCAAAAAGGTGATGCTGGATCAGATCCCCGGAAAGGTCGGCATGGCGGTTTACTGCGCTCCCAACGTATCCGGCAAAGTGATCAAAACCCGTGGTTATCTGACCCAGAGCTTTGAGCCAGGTTATACCAAGCCCAAGCACACAGTTGACTTGCAGACCACGCTGAAGCGGCTCGCCGGCGAACCCATCAGCGGCGACATGTCGCCGAGCGATCGTTATGACTTCCTGGTTGCGCAAAACCTCGAGGACGAAGAGAAGGCTATCCAGCAGTTGGAGGAGCACCAAGCCGTGCAAGCCTGCCTCTTTGGCAAGTACACCATGTCTGGTGAAAACCTGCCTGAGCCTATCGAAATCGATCTCGAACGCAATCCTGCGAACCACATTGTCCAGGCGGGTGCCGGCAGCTGGTCTCTGCAGGACGCGGCCACCTTCGACCCGACCGGTGATATCGATGCCTACGCGGATCTGTCCAGCGGCACCATTGATGTCATCGTGATGGGTGGCAAAGCCTGGACTGAGCTCAACCGCTTCAAGGCGTTTCGTGACAAGTTCGACAGCCGCCGCGGTTCTGTCTCGCTGGCCGAGTTGGGGCTGAAAGACCTGGGTCGCTGGGTGTCCATCAAGGGTTCTTACGGTGACACGCTGATCGTCGTCACCAAGAACAAATACATCGACCCTATCGATGGCAAAACCGAGAAGCTCTATGTGCCAGCGAATGGCATGCTGCTGGGTTCTCAGTCGGCCGACGGTTACCGGCTCTATGGCTGCATCCAGGACATGGACGCGGTGCATGACGGCCTGGAAGAGGGTGAGCGTTACCCCAAGAACTGGAAAGAGGGTGGTGACCCGTCAGATTACTTCACCATGACTCAGTCCGCCCCGGCGATGGTGCTCACTGATGCAAACCAGTTTGTGTTCGTCGAAATCAACTAACCAGAGTGGGGCCAGTGGCCCCACTTTTGTTTCATGCCCTCTATGGAGCCATCCATGACTGAAAAAGAGACCCTGATTGCTCGCGTTGTCGAGCTCAGTAAACTGCTTGGCCGTGATGCTGACACCACCGGGACCATCCCTGAACTGACCTCCCGCATCACCGAGCTGGAAGCTGAGCTGGATGATGGCCGCCCCGGCACCGTCGAGCCGATCATCGCCACAGCGGTCCAGACCCTGCCAGCTGCCCAGGCCGCTGACATGGTGTTCATTATCCCCAAGGTGACCCTGCATCTGCGCCTGGGTAACCACCCCTTGCTGGCCATCAAGGATCAGCCCTGTCGTATCGATGCCCCGCAGGCTCGGCAGGTAGTGGAAGTCGAGCAGCTGGCGCGTTACGCCGATGATGATGAATAGCGACCCTTTCTCGGCCCTGCTGTTTGATGCCGATCGGGCCATCAACGCAGCCATGGCCAATCACTATCAGCTCGCCCTGAAAAGCGGCGGCCAGCTGGAGATTGAGGCGATCTGGGATAGCAGCCTGCAGGAGGCGAAGACCCCCAACCCCCGTGGGGTTCGGGCCGCCAGTGAGCAAGGGGTGCTGACTGTGCTGCAAAACCGGCTGCGCCGGGAGGATGTGATGGGCGCTGCGGTGGATACCCCACTCGGCACTCGCTGGGTTGTGGATCTGGATTACCCCGACGCCACCACCACCGTGTTGATGCTCGGCCTGGCTGGAGATGCGGTGTTACCTGTCGGCACCGGGGAGCGGTTCACAAAATAAGAGGTGATGGCTGTGCTGTTCATGTTTATCAACAACGTCGATATCTCAGCCATCATCGACATGTTTGCGGATCTCGACCCCAAGGCGATCTCGCTGGCGTTTCACCGCGCCATGCGCCGCACCGAGCAAACTCTGCTCTCGCAGTCTCGCAAAGTACTGCAGGCCGAGCTGGCGCTGCGCAACCAGAAGTCAATGAAGGCACGGGTCAGGACCTACATTCGCCCAGCTGCGGCGGATACAGACGAGATGAAATTCTGGTTTGGCATGAACGACCTGAGCCCCAACGCTTTCAAGGGCACCCCGAGGAAGACCCGGGGCGGGCTGATGTTCAGGGGAAGCTACTACGGCAAGGCATTTGTCAGTCTGCGCAAAGGCCGCAAGGTCTATATGCAGCGGGAGACAGACCAGCGATTCCCGATCACCAAGCTCACCATCCCCATCCCCGAGGACATCATCGTCAAGATCGAGGATGAGGTGCTGGAACGAATGCCCGATATTTTTCTGCGCCACTTCGAAACCGACTTGCGAGGCAGATCGAAGAGCAACCAGTGGGCGGCTGTGTTCGGTGCAGGCCATCATGGCAGCCTCGACAAAGCGACCACGAACATCATGAACTCGGCCAAGGCCCCTCGCGGCGCAAGATAGGTTCCCCATGGCATACAACATCACCACCCCCAGCGCCTATCACCAGGCGCTGGTCGAACGGCTGCGTGCCAAGCTGGTCGATGGCCTGGCCATCGAGTCCTATGACGAATACGGCAAGGTGGATCTCAAAGAGCCGACCATCCTGATCCAGTGGGAGGATGGCCACCCCGGCCAGCGCCAGAACGATGGCCGCTACAACCACCAGTTCATGATCACGGCCCATTGCGTCATCCCGAAAGGGCTGCCAAATGCCGTGCTGCAGGCGCTGGATCTGGCGACCGAAGTCGAGCGACTGCTGGAACGCCGCGTCCTGTTCAAAGTAGCGGATGGCAACGGCGGAGAAACCCTGCTGGTTAGTTCTGATCAGGTCGGCATGCCGCAGATCCAGGTCAACGGCGACACCAGCTTTCTGCTGGGGATCGACGGGGTGGAGGCGCGGGGGGTGCAGTGGCTGCAGCCGCTTTACCTCGGCCGCTCCCTGAATGGGGATGTGGAGATCCGCGAGGGGTTCAGCGTCGCAGTGAACCCCCTCGACCCCGACGATAAAAGCGAGTACCACCCACTGACCCCGCTGGAGTAGCCATGTTCGAGCAGCTGATTGACAGCAAGCTGGCCCCGCTAATGGACCGGCTCGCCCAGCTGGAAGAGGAGCTGGAGTCCGGCGCCCGCCGTGGCCGTAATGGCATCCAGCTCGGTACCGTGGCCAAGGTTGTTGGTCAGCGTGTCGTGATCACGCTGGGCAAGGCCAGTACGCCCCCCATCAAGTGGTTTGCCTGCGTCGCCGGCGATGTTATCGAGTGCCGCTACCCGAGCGTGGGAGAGATGGCGCTGGTGCTGAACTACGGCTCGGGTGACCGCAACAGCAGCGCCATCGCCCTGGTGGGCATTCCATCGGACCAGTTCCCACTGCCCTCATCCGACCCGAACAAGGTCATCCGCAAAATTGGGGATAATGGGTGGGAGGAGTGGGACAAGGTAAGCGGCGCCTTAACCATCAAGGCCCCGGGTGGCGTCAAGTTTGATACACCAACGCTGGAGAGCACCGGGGAAGTGAAAGACAAGGTCCGCGCCATGAGTGAAGACCGGACCATTTACAACGGTCACGACCACGCCGGTGGCCCCAAACCATCCCAGAAACAGTAAGTGAGGCCACATGCTAGGCATGGACAGACGAACGGGCCGCACCATCAGCGGCACGGAGCAACTGGCCAGCCGCCTGTTGCAGGTATTCACCACTCAGCTGTCGTCACGCGCCCGTCGCCGCCAGTTTGGCAGCGGGGCACCTG